AGGGTCACTAGCATCACCACCTGACGCTATCCAGTTATAGATTACAGTTCGATAAACACTATTTAAAGTTCTTTGTCTAAGATCTATAAACTCAGCCTGTGATGTAGCACTGCTTGCATTGTATCTTTCTAGAATATCATTTACAATCAGAGGTCTGCCTTGAGATATATAATGAGATGTGTGCTCACTTATCTTACCTTCTAGAGTTTCATTAGGTATATAACCTAGTGATAAATCAAGCTTCTCTGCAAATTTTAAATTAGTATCACGGTCAATCTCACCTAAACCAAGTGCTTCTTGAAAATTATTATCATCTTCTGTAGCATCAACAACCTTAGTAATTTGTTCTTGAAACTGTAATCTTTGTTTGTCAAGAAACTGTTTAGTTAATCCGTCAGCTTCTTTTGCTAATCGCTGTTTTCTGATACTACTTATACTGCCTGCAAGACTTTCTATAGCACTTAGTCTTTTATCAAACTTACTGGCTGCTAGTTCTTCAAGTTCTATAAGTTGATTAAAAAACTGTTTAGTATCTTTGATTCTTTCGTCACTGTCTTCATTGACAGCCTTAGTCATGTCTGCGGATGTCTTCAAGTAATTAGTATTACTTATGTCAGGAACTGCATCACGTGGAGTACCTACGACGTTCTGAAATGATGATGCCATTAATTAATCTCCAAGACCGAATCCACCGTATATACTTGCAGCAGTGCTTGCAAGTTGCAAGAATCCTGTAAAGTAATCTGTTGGAGGTAGCATGACTGGAGCACCAAATGCTGGAGGAACACCTAGTTGCTCTCTGGCTGCGGCGTTAGCAGCTTGGAACTTACGTCTTGCACCTTCTTGAGCGTATGCCATGTTTCGACCGAACATGTTACGTGTTACTCCTTCAATCTCTGCCCGACTTCTGAGTAAAGCTTGTTTTTGTTTTTGACCAAATTTTCTACTTCTACCACCTTCATCAATTCTTTTCTTATTAAAGTATTGTGCAGTAAGTTGTTGGTTTCTTAAACGACCCTTACCTTGAGTATAAATAGCTCTTACGTAAGCGTCACTGAGGTCACGACTGTACCCCAATACATTTCTATTTTGAGCTCTTGCTAAACTTGTCTCCTTGTTGAAGAATTGTAGTTTCTTCTGAGCAAAGTTAGCATGCTTCTCTCTGTTTCTTTGTCTGGCTGCTCTTCTAGCACCAGCATTAGCATCTAAGCACACGGCAAAATTCAATAAATGTTACATTGTTTGGCCCATGTTTTAACTTACGTAAAAACTTAAAGCCCAGAAACTTAAGCAGTTTTAAATGTGCTTCGTTTCTACTGTCAACGATATTCCAAAGTAGCTCTTCTTTACGGCTATCGACCCACCGTTTAGCTTCTCTGACAAATAGCATTGGCCCTTCTTCTATTACTGGAGTGCAGAGCATCCAGATGTCTCCTTCTTTTCCTACGCCTGCCATACCAGCAGTCTTGCCGCTAGGCGACGTGAAGTACACATAGGATGGATTCTGAGCCATAAGAGGGAGGTAGATCATAGGATCTATCCCATGTCCCTCTTCGACTTCTCTGCGGTCTTCTGGACGTAGATTAGAGGCCACCTCCAAGGCAGCCTTTACTGTGAGTGGGTGAATGTATTTACTCATAAATCGTTATATATTGGTTCTAACTTTTCTATTGTGTCAGCCATCCAAGGTTCCCAAGGCATTTGTTTCATACCTTTCTGGACGTATCGTTCATACCATCTGTTGGTTTTCATTCTCCAATAGAAGTATCTAAGTTCTGTTTCTGTGAGTTGTATGTTATACACGTTTATAATATTTGGGTGAGTAGTCTCCTTCCCAAGACAATGCTCTAAGCGTAGCTGGGGCAGGGTGTGATGATTTGAGTGTTATCTCAACGTTTGTGTTTTTTTCGTAGACTGGGACAGTCTTAATAAACTCTTCGAGATATGGTGCATCAGATGCTTCGTACTCGTCGAGCTCTGTTGACTCGTAGATTTCTGTGTAATCATTCTTGCCAATTCGTTCGAGTGTTGTTTCGTAAAGTCCTATTTTACCGAAGTGAAACTTGACTCTGTGTAAAACTAAAGATGAGTTTACATCAGCTCTAGATACATTGTTCTGTGCTCTGGTAGGATATATTGTTGGAAGTTTTACTTGGTACGGGTAGATGTATCCGATTGTAAGTGTAGCACCAGACCAGTTACCGGGTAAAGTAAAACTTGTACCTGATACTGTAGCCTTGGCGTATCGACCAACTCGTGCTGAGTTAGTGTTTGTATCAATTACCACTAGGTCGTGGTTAGGAGTAGTGACTGTATTTAGCCACCCCACACTACTGAAGGTTGTGGTGTTTGTAGCTGAGTTAAAGCTGCCACCGCTAACAGTAGTATGATTATCCACATGAAGTAAGAAGTCGACATTGTCTTGTACTATTGAAGGGTCATTATCAGCCTGTATTAGTTTGATGCTTTGTAGGTAGTAGTCACTATCTAAAAAGAAGTATTCGTCATTAATAATAAAATGATATACTAATGGATTATTAAGCTTCCATTTAAACCATGCAGCCTGCGATCTTTTTTCTGCGGTTTGGAAATATTTATAACCAAACACTGTGTCTGTTCCTGTTTTACCTATCAATACAATAGAGTTTTCTCTAGAGTTAGTAATAAGGTCTATGTCTTTTGGTAGTAAGGTAGGAACAATTTTACTTACTTCGACTATATTAGGTTGACCTTCTCGTGCTGTATTAGCCATCTCGTTGAACCTACTAAACTTACCAGAGTTATCTATGTAAGCAATCGTAGTTCCTAGAGATATAGGGGGCATGTTTTCGTTGTAGTTAAACGTAGCTACACTACGTAACTTAGCTGTATCAGGGTTAAAAACTGTATCATCTGATGCAAGTAAGAACTGTTGGTTTGTACTAAAAACAAGTAAACCAGCAGTAATCTCTATACCATCAAACAAGTCAGAAGGAAACGTGGATGCAGCTGATATATCTACAGGGTCAGCTGTTGAAACTGTCAACGCTGTCTCAATAAAGAAATCAGGCTCACCAAGAGTTCCGGGTCTAGATGTTATAACGTTTTCGCCTGCCAGTATTGCTAGTCTGTTGCGGAAAAATAACACCTTGTTGATACGTTTACCTACAAATGTCGGCATAGGGTTAGTTACGTCATCGCCTACATCTCTGTCACCATACGTAAATGGTCTAACTGTAAATGTTGTAGCAGTTGTACGCTGTATGACTAACGGCATGTTAGTTAGTGACTTAGCTATACCGGGCTTTGCACACTCGACCCAAGAGCCATTACCATCTTTGTCATTCTGTCCCTCGAATCTTAAGTAGTAGTCATCCTCTTCAGCTCGCAAAGCGTTCTGTACTTTGACTATATAACCATGTTTACACTGGTTTGGTAATCCTTGTACATCATTTACCGCACTTTGCATAACACGCATAAGATCATTTTCTACTACGTTAACAGTAAAAGAGTTGTTACTAGATAAGTATATACTATTACCTATATGCTTTGCTGTTATACCAGTCGGTAAATCCTGTATAATACCACCTATAATTGTATCAGCTGTGACTGCTGTTTGTGCATCAAAAGGTGTAGGTTCTGGGCGTACCAATCCGTTACCGTTAGATCCTCCAAACACAGTAGCATTTAACTGTGTGCTTTCAATCTCTTCTACTTCTATTGTATATGTAGCGTTTCCTCCACCAGATGCACCTCCACCAGCTGAGTCAAGAGTTACAGTAACCTGATCTCCTACATCCCAGCCTTCACCACCATGCAGTAATATAACTTCACGCTGATAACTACATCTGTAGTTTTGTCCGTCTGGAGATGGATCATTTGAACTGTAGTTATAGTTAGGACTTACACCTTGTTGTCCAAGAATGTTAAGTCTAAATATTAAGTTTTTCTTTGAGCCTGAGTCGACACTAAATACTTGAGTTCCAATACCGGGGCAAGAGCCTGAGCCATCAGATTCATCAAGTGTGTCAGATGCAATTTTAATACGTGTAGCACGTTTGATAGTTGTAACAGTAGCACTGTCAAATATATCAAGTCCATATTGTCTTCCGTTTTCTGTTCGTAACAGTTCTATTAGTGCAAAGTGTGGGTCAGGAGTCGCATCTGTTGTGCCTGTAGACCCAACTAAAGTATTAGAATTAGTACTATCCCTACTTGAAACGAATGTAGTATCATTGATAGTAAGGAACTGTAGGTTTTCTGGGTCACTTGTTGCTAGATAGTTTTGTACTGTTGTTTGATGATTCGTACCATCATGTGTGTAGCTTGTGGTCATCTGTGTACCGTCACTACAACGCCATACACGTACCTGACCATCGGCTGCTACTTGCCCTATGTAAGATCCCTCTGTCTCATCACGAAAGTAATGAAACCAAGACCCACCACTTTGTACATTAGTTAGTTTGTCGGTTCCAATTCTTTTAGCACCCGGTCTTTTGAATAGTCCTTTTGTAACGTCTGGTATAGCGTTTACTATTTCTGTGACTTGGCCGGGAAACTTTAGGTTGTCAGGCTGTTCTGACATACCTAATGAGAAAGTGGGTATAGTTTGTGTTACGCTTGCCATTATCGTCTAAGGTTTCTCCAAGGTTGGTAAGTTTGATATGCTGTGCCCTCTGGGAATCCAAACATGCTGTGATCTCCTTGGTTGCACTCGTACTCCATCAGAGCTGCTCTTGCTAGACCCTCTTGCTGAGTCAATAGTTTTACAAGATTAGGGTTAGATACTAGCTGTACTGCTGCTAGTCTTGATGCTCTGTAAGTAATGTAACGTCTAAATACTATAGGTGTATCTTCAAAGTTGTAAAGCCTAACAACATTCAAATCTAGATCTCCGTCAAACTCGTCTGTATGATCTATCTTATCGTATATAAATCCATTACGACGTACAAGATCGTGGTGTCTACGTGCCTGATTGTCGTGTAAATCCATAGCCAGTATGTCATCACCTATAGCGATCTTCTTATCAGTATTAGGTGAGAACTTTACATGATACTCTGTATTGAAATGCCAGCCTTCTGCCTGTATATCTACATTACCATCACGTAGTAAGTTGTATATTACAGCAACTTCTGGGTTATCAAAGTTTAGAGTTGTCTGTGGTGATTGTCCGATAGCTCCCAGTATAGAGTTCACTGCGGATAGTTCGGTATCGGTGTCAATAGTTGTGGTAGCCATAAGAAAAAAGGGAGCCGAAGCCCCCGTATAAAGAATAAAATCTACTATGAAGTAGTTACGTTTGCAGGGTATGTGTCACCAAATACAGCAGGCTTAGTTGTTG